ATAATAAGGAGAGATAAAAATGTATCTTACTGAAAACTTACAGGAAAAGTGGCAGCCAGTCCTAGAACATCCAGATTTGCCAAAAATCGAAGATGCTTATAAAAGAGCTGTAACTACTGTGATCCTAGAGAATCAAGAAAAATCTGTTAGAGAAGACCGAAGCTTTATGGCTGAGGCTGCACCTGCAAACGCTATGGGCGCTTCAAGCTCAACAGCGTCTGATGGTTCAATTGATACTTTTGATCCAGTATTAATATCACTAGTTAGAAGAGCTATGCCAAATCTTATCGCATACGATATTTGTGGTGTACAACCAATGAGTGGTCCAACAGGTCTTATCTTCGCTATGAAGTCAAGATTTAGTACTCAATCAGGAACAGAAGCATTATTCAACGAAGCAGACACAGACTTTTCTGCTAGAGATGCTGCTGGCGACACAGGTTCACCTGACGCTCAAGCGGGAACTAACCCTGCAACATTAAACGATAGTCCATCTGCTGGTGCTTATACTACTGGTTCTGGAATGTCAACTGCACAAGCAGAAACACTTGGTGACGGATCTGATGAGTTTGCTGAAATGGCTTTCTCAATCGACAAAGTAACTGTTACTGCAAAATCTAGAGCTCTAAAAGCAGAGTACACTATGGAACTTGCTCAAGACTTAAAAGCAATCCACGGTCTAGACGCTGAAACAGAACTTGCAAACATCCTTTCAAGTGAAATTCTTGCTGAAATCAACAGAGAAGTAGTAAGAACTATTTACTCACACGCAAAAGCGGGTGCTCAAGTAAATACAACTACTGCTGGTATCTTTGATTTAGATACAGACTCAAATGGTCGTTGGTCAGTTGAGAAGTTTAAAGGGTTGTTATATCAACTAGAAAGAGACGCTAACGCTATCGGTCAATTAACAAGAAGAGGTAAAGGGAACATTATTATTTGTTCTGCTGATGTTGCTTCTGCTTTACAAATGGCTGGTGTTTTAGATTACGCTCCTGCGTTAAACTCTAACTTAAATGTTGATGACACAGGTAATACTTTTGCTGGTGTACTAAACGGTAAATTCAAAGTATATGTTGATCCATATGCAGCGAACATATCTGCTAGTCAGTACTATGTAATTGGTTATAAAGGAACTTCACCTTACGATTCTGGTTTGTTCTATTGCCCATATGTTCCACTACAAATGGTGAGAGCAGTTGGTCAAGACAGTTTCCAACCAAAAATTGGATTCAAAACTAGATACGGAATGGTTCAAAATCCTTTCGCACACTCTGGTGGAGATGGCGCATTAGATAACTCTGGTGCTGTTGCTTCTGCAAGTCAAAACTTATACTACAGACGAGTTAAAGTTACAAACATTATGTAATTTCGATTCCTCTCGGAAAATAAAGAAAGGGGCTTCGGCCCCTTTTTTTAAGCCTTTTCTGGAAAAAAGATTGTCATAGCCGCCGCCTCAGACGGAAAAGAGAACACGGTCATATGATAGTACCCCCTAAAAACTATTATAAATAGTAGTATGACAACAACAAATGTAATTACAAGAGAACCTTCTAAAAGTGATTATGCTAGTCCTATTCAGTTTAGGTTCAAGTGTCCTAAACTTCCGCTAGTAGAATTTTTTGTACAAAGTGCTAATATACCTGGTATTAATTTAGGTTCAGCAACACAAACTAATCCTTTGTATGATATACCTCTGCCTGGTGATAAGATAACTTATTCTGCTCTTGATATGTCATTTCTTGTTGACGAAAATTTAAACAACTATAAAGAGATACATGACTGGATACTTGGTCTAGGATTTCCTAGTAACAATCAACAGTTTCAAGATTTACAATCTGCTGGTAGTGATAGATTTCCTGGTTCTTCTAGAAGTACAGCTGCAACTGGTACCTCTACACCTCAACCTTTAAGTGAAGGTGGTATATATTCAGACGCAATACTCACAGTTTTAAATAGTAAGAATATTCCTAAGACAGAGATAAGATTTCAAAATGTTTATCCAACATCTCTGGGTGGTTTAAATTATGATGTAAGACAAACCGATGTGGATTATTTAAATGCTTCGGTTAGTTTTAATTATATGAATTATGATATAGTACAAATATCTACTTCATAGTAGTAAAAATATAGGATGATATATAATGACGACAGCGTTTTGTTTTGGTAATGGCAATTCTCGTAAAAGTCTAAATCTAGACGATTTCAAAAAACACGGAACAGTAATAGGTTGTAATGCAATCTATCGTGATTTCACACCAGATATTGTTGTGGGATTAGATTCACGAATAGGTCACGAAATATATCGTTCAGGATATGCACACAAGCATACTTGTTATTTAGGATACTGGACACCTGTGCCAATATTTGTTGCAAAAGAAATGTTAAAAACAATGGCAGATAAAACTGATATTGTTTGGAACGATAGTGAACAAGTGGTATATCATGGTGCTGATGGAGTGTTTACGCTCACAAAAGGGCATAATTTAGGCATAACCTATATCACCGGAGTAACCGACAATGATAAGGTAAAGGACATAGAACCAGATGTAGATGGCTTTGCATATGCAACAGGTTCAAGAAGCATTTATCTTGCTTGTGAGTTGGGTGCAAAACAAGTATATATTATCGGCCATGATTTATATAGTTTAGATAATAAAATAAACAATGTCTATGCAGGTACAAATGGATATGCTGATGAGAACGCTGATTATGCCAGACCAAATAATCCTGATGAAACCTTTAACTGGATACTACAACACAAAAATACATTTAATAAGTTTAAAAATGTCAAGTTTTACAAAGTAAATTTAAATTCTATTGGAACATCAGCAATAGATTGTGAAATAGACGAGTGGAAAGATTGTGCTAATCTTTCTTATATAACACAAAAAGAAATGGTCAAAAGCCTTGACAAATAAACCAAAAGGTGATATAATACCCTTATGACACTAGAAGAATTACAACAACAGGTAGATAAAGATTTTAAACTTGATGATACTGAGTTAGACGCTGAATCAATTAAAATACCTTTATTACACAATAAGTACCTACAACATTTTAACAAGTTTTCTTTATTACTAAAGAAGGCTGAATACGATTATAACATTTTAAAAAGACATAAATGGGAATACTATACAGGCAAATCAGACCCATCGGTTTATGTAGAAAAACCATTTGATTTAAAAATACTAAAAGCAGATGTACATATCTATATGGATTCAGATGAAGAATTACAGAAAGCAGACCAGAAAGCTGCATATCTAAAACAAGTTACAACTTACCTTGAGCAGGTTTTAAGAAGTATTAATAATAGAACATTCTTAATTAAAAATGCAATAGAGTGGAAGAAGTTTACAAGTGGTGCAATCTAGGTGTTTTTTAGGTTGCGTTGGGTTTAGTCATATCGAAAAAAGTTGGATATGGCATATGTTAATTGTAAGAGGAAAACATTGTTATCATATTCCTTTAATTTATCCCTTGTATTATATCATGTATGTTTTGTATAAAAGAAGTATAAAAAGAAACTTGGAGACTTATGGAACATCAAAAAATATTCGCAACTAATATATTCTTATTAGATAATTTTATACCACAAGTAACAGCCACAGAGGTATCAACAATACTTACTATGAAAAAGTATATTGGTGAGTTATGGTCGGAAAGAGATTATGATGATAACTGGCAAACAAAATCAGCAGACTTGCATAAGAAAAAAGAGTTTAAACATTTCTCAGATTTGATTGTAAAGACTGGTAAAGATATATGCAATAATTTAGGTTATGATGTTGATGATTTGATTATTACTGATATGTGGGCAAATGTCTTGAAGAATAATGAACATCATCCTGTTCACACACATTCAAATAATTTTTTAAGTGGTACTTATTATTTACAATCAGACCAAGGTGCTAGTATAGTCTTTCATGACCCACGACCTGCAGCTGATGTCATAGTACCGAGAAAGAAAGAAAAGAATACTTTAAATTCTAGTCTATTAAGTTATGCGTCTAAAACAAACAGAGCAATATTTTTTCCTGCGTGGTTGCCACATTGGGTTCAACAAAACAAGTCAAATAATAAACGAATAAGTATAGCATGGAATATGCAAGTGAAAGGACAAGTAGGTGAACATCATGAGTTCCAATCAGCCGATTTCTAAAGACAAACTTT